ATATAGGCAACAGCTCTGGTAACACTAGGATGACATTGCTTGCGGATGGTAAATTAGGAGTCAATACTACATCTCCACTTGGAACGGTACATATTTTCACAGCAGATGCTGGTGCAGCTATAGCTACAAATACAAGTCACGATGATCTAATAATAGAGAATGGTGGGAATTGTGGTATTCAATTATCTGGCCCTGCAAGCAGTTATCAATACTTAGCTTTTGGTGATACAGCTTCAGCTAACCAAGGTTATGTAAGATATTATCATACAGATAATAGAATGGATCTACGTGCAGGAGGCACGGATACTTTAAGTCTTGTTGGAGGTAAAGTAGGAATAAGAACTACAAGCCCAACTGAGGTCTTAGACGTTGTCGGTTTAATTAAGTTTGGTAACACAAGGTCTGATAACACTCAAAAGATAGCAAGGCTTCTTGTACCTGAATATAATAATTCGCATGGGTCTTTCCTTGCATTCATGGGTACAGCTAACCAAACTAGTAATGCTGTTAGTTATGGGGGAGGTACTTCATCAGCAGACGCAGCTACACTTTTATTGTTCTACACTGCATCTGCCGTTAATACCACTGTTGGTACAGAAAGAATGCGTATCACTTCTGATGGCAAGGTAGGTATTGGAACTCAATCTCCACAACAAGAGTTGGATGTCGATGGGGTTATTAAACAAAAGGTATATACAGTCAGCAACCTACCATCAGCAAGTAGCTCAACTATAGGAGCTAGAGCGTTTGTAAGTGATTCATATTACCCATTTAGCTCTAGTTATCTAGGATCTCAGATTTCAGGTGGGGGTAGTAATTTTAGTCCTGTTTACTCTGATGGTAGTTATTGGTATATGGGGTAATAAAATACTTGAATCTACGTATTTACTGCATATCCTAACTATATTATGGAAGAAGTTACACTTAAACTTAATAAGGATCTAATCCAAGTAAACATCCAAGCTATCGACATTGCTGTTAAAGCTGTCGGCTTGAACGGTGCTGAAGCTCTAGTAGTTCTAGCCAAAACAATATCTGAGCAAACAGGCGAGACTGTTGCTCCTCCAGAGCAGCCCGAAGCTGAAGAGGCTCAAGTAGAAGTAGTTGAGTAATGCGTTTTTACGTAGAAATAGAAGATGAGAATCATCTTGCTGGCATCACAAAAGCCAGAGAAGCGTACAACGCCTCACTACCTTGGATAGATAATCCTGATTATGTAGAGCCTTATCTCCTAAAGGAGATGGTTAATCCTGATTATGAGGAGCCTATAGGTGATCCACTTATAGAAAATCCTGATTATGAACCAGCAACTGAAGAGTTTGGAGAACCTTTAATTCCCAACCCTGATTTCGTAAAGGGGTCAGAAGCAGTTGGGGAACCGCAGATTCCAAACCCTGATTACGATGAAGAGGACGAAGAGTCTGAGGAGTTTATAGACAACCCTGACTACGTTCCAGCAGTCGAGGAACAAGGGCCAGCAGTTATTGACAACCCTGATTATAGAGAAGCTAAAGAAGCTGTAGGGGAGCCACTGATTGAAAATCCTGACTATGTTCCTGCTGTTGGAGAGCCTACAATACCTAATCCAGACTACACAGAAGGTACTCCAGATCTTCCACAAACCATTCCACAGGAAGGCTTTACAGAAGATAAAGACTACATGAAGTGGGTGATCGAAAAGGCTGCTGAGTCCTATGCCAAGGAGTTTGGTATTATTGATTAATTGTGGTATATTGCTCGCTACATGAGCAATAGCGAAATATTAGCTAAAGGCGTTACAGGGGTTACAGGCTCTATCGTAGCGGTTACTATACCGTATGCGGAAGTTATTCAATGGGGCATCCAAGTTGTTGGAGGACTCTTAGGTATCACTGTAGCTATAATTACTTTATACAATTTAATTAAGAAAAAGAAATGAACAAAGAATCAATATTAGGTATTATCCGTCACATGTTAACTTTCGGTGGTGGTTTTATGACACAAAATGGTATGGCTACCGACGATCAAGTAACCACTGCTGTATCTGCTGCGGTTACTTTAATTGGTGTTATTTGGTCAATACTGTCTAAAAAGAAGTGAGGCATTTTTTCCGCATAATTGTATTAGCGTTAGAAGCTTACGTAAACTATACTAAAGGTAAGCAACGCAGATATATTTATGAACTGGAAGATAAAATTGATAAGCTTGCTGCTGATGGTAGTCCTTCTGCCAAGCTGCAAATTGAGAGACTTAGTGGGCGACTCAAGCTTGAACGAAAGCGCAATATATGATCCCCCCACAATTACCCTTATAAAAGGGTATGATTACCCCTTTAAAGAAGGCAATCTCATGGGGCGTGGGCAGAAGTTTCACAGTGATTATTCCTACAGGCGTGCTATAATAGTAGGAGATGATAGCAATATGCGTGGGACACAGCCGACCAAATGATTCAGGAGCAGCTTCTGTAACTGGAGTCACTGAATGGGATTACAATTCGGAGCTTGCCGAGATGATTGGCAAGGAACTAAAACAACCGTATAAGATTTACCACACCTATAAAGGTGGGAGTTATGTCACTGCTATGCGGTGGTTGGCTAGGAAGCTAGATGAAGATCGTGTAGATACAGCCGTTGAATTACACTTCAACGCAGCAACACCATCAGCGACAGGACATGAATGGTTACACTGGCATACGTCTGAAAAAGGAAGATTACTTGCACGTACACTAAGAGATTCTTTTGAAGACTCCTTCCCATTATTTAGGAGCAGGGGGATTAAACCACGTAAAAAAGGAAGTAGAGGAGCTTACTTTTTAAGGGCTACCTCAATGCCAGCTTGTATCGCAGAACCCTTTTTTGGGACTAATAAAGAAGATTGGGATCTAGCTGTAAACCATAAACAAGGGATGGCTTCTGCTATAGCAGGGGGTATTACACTATATTCAGAGCTTGTGGAAAGGTGGTAATGTGGAACTCCCAAAGACAGTTTCTATTGCTGGCAGACGAGTAAAGCTTGCCTTAGTTCCCTTTAATGGGGACAGTCCTGACTACGGATTATATCTACACGACAAGAAAACTATTGAGATAAATAATACGCTAAAAGGTAAAGCCCTTATACACACAATAAGGCATGAGATGATGGAGGCTAGTTTATTACTGAGCGGTGTAGGGTGGTTAGAGAATTATGATCAAGAGGCGATTGTCCGTTGCATGGAGGAGATATTCTTCCCTGCATGGGAAAATTTTTTAAAAAAATATAACAATGAGTGAACAAAACAAACAACCTGATTATTATTCATATATAAAGGCTAATGAAGGTCTTAGATTAAAGAAGTACTTAGATTCAAAAAACAAGCCAACTATTGGTGTTGGGCATTTGATAAAAAAAGGAGAGAACCTAAATGAAATAACAGAGGATAAAGCAAAAGAACTTTTCGATGGGGATGTCCAAGAAAAAATAAATTATGTTAGGAAAGATATAGACAAGGATTTAGGTAAGGGAACTTTTGATGCTTATCCTAATGACGTTAAGATATCGTTAGTAGATTTAGATTTTAGAGGTGATTACAGGCAATCACCAAAAGCTATAGGCTTATTTAAGAAAGGTAAGTATTATGCTGCTGCTAAAGAACTTCTTAACAACGATGATTATCGACAGTCTCAAAAAGAAGGTACTGGAATTGCACCAAGAATGGAGCGGAATGCTCAATCTTGGGTCGATTTAGGGAATGCTAAATCCCTAAATACAAGCTTCAAAGAAGCTGTTGAAGAGAGGATTAAACTTCTCAATGAGAAAAAATAAAAAAGGTTTTACGGTTGAGGGTGACTTTGTTGTCTATAAACCTTCGAGCGAAGACTTAGTCCTTGCTCATAAACGCTCTTGTAAATTGGGAGTGTTGCCTAACTCATTTACTCAGGGTTTAGGGCGCATGGCAGGATACTTAGGAGAGATAGCAGTACAAAACTATTTGAAGAGGAGCAAGTATGTAGGTGACTCTGTGTACACACATGATATTGAGTACAAGAAAAGAAAGATAGAAGTTAAATCAAAATCTTGTGCTACTCCTCCAAAGTCTCATTACTCTGCTTCTGTTAATTGCAAGAAGCAGTTCATGCCAGACAACGATGTTTATTTTTTCACTAGAGTACGTAAGGACTTTATGATTGTTTGGATTGTAGGTTGGTTACCTACTACAAAACTATTGAAGGAAGCTGAGTATAAAAACAGAGGTGATAAAGATACTGATGGTTTTGTGTACAAAACCTCTGGGCTACATATTGATATAGGCGATCTAAAGTCACCTACGTTGTTTCAATAAGTTTCTTCAGGTGTAGATATAAAGATAGGATACCCTTCCCCTCTTGTACCTGCTACATTTATCCAAAAGTAATCTTCAGCTTCGTCGGGTTTCATTTCTTTGGACAGTATTTCGATACATTTTTCTATAGAGTATACAGCTCTCGTAGGGTCTTCATCTAGTGCAACCCCAATAAAAGCGTCATCAAGACCATCAGGAACTATAACAGATTCACTCGGCACTACCGTCTCACAGAATTCGTTTATTTCATCTCTAGTCATCAAGACCACTTATATCCCATTTCGGATCTAAATCAATGGAATAAATCTTGTTGTGTTTCTTGTACTGAGAAGTAACGGGTCTAATTGTAGGGTCTGCTTTACAAGCTTCTTCTAATGACTGCATACTGCGACGCATGAACTCTGTGTTTACCACTAGGTTATTCAATGGTTTACCACCATTCAATTCTGTTACAAGTTGCATAAAGTCTGTAGCAAATCCCCTCCATACAGTTCTTTTATCATCATAGTCTCTAAACTTCCGTACAAAAAATTCTACTGTTTCTATTAAGATAGACCTTGTTGAATTTGCAAAGGCAACTTCTTCTATCTCAGGATCAATGAAAGATTTAATACCAAACCTTGAATCACCTTTTATGTGTTTAGGAACTTTAAATTCGTGCAGTAACCATTGAGCAAAGTATGGAAGCTCGTCAGCTATCCTTGATTCTATAATAGTATTACTTGCTTCTTCGACTCCTAATAGTTTGGCAAAGTTACTTTCCGCTTTATCAGAAATACGTAGAGCTAATATTTTATCTCTGTTACTAGAATCTAAAGCAGGAATAACTGATAAACTAGTAGGGTCCATATTCAAAGACATGATTACTCGACCTGCCCAACTGATAGTTATAGTGTCTTCAAACTTTGCTTGGTATTCAATTCTTGGGTTAGCGGTTGCTTTTTTAATCAGCTCAGTGGCTCTACGTTGTTCCGCAAAAGAAGCAGCCGAAGTTGTATCGTCTATAACCCAAGCAGCTACTCTACCTAATTCTTTGTTGAACTTACTATCACCACTAAGATAATCCGAAGCGTCGGCAAATCCACCGAGCAACCCACCAATCAATTTGTTAGATAGCAAAGACTTACCTTTGTTTGTTGGCCCTACCAATATAAGTGCGTGTCCTTGTTTAGACTCTTTTTCGTACAGAGCGGAATAGATTCTTTGTAACCACCCATAAAAATAGTCTAGCGATTCCTTATCTTTAAAGAATTGGGTGAGCCATGTATCTATAAACTTCCATTTATTTCTGTCAGCGTCCCCCGCAGGTTGTACTGGTTTAAGTGTACTGGTGTTTAAAATCTTATTTGGCCCTGACTCTACTATCCTTCTTTTATCAAATATGATAGGGGCTACTTCATCTATCCTACTGTTTTGTTGTATTATTAAGATAGCGTTTTCTACTTCAGTTAGCGGTTGCCCATTTCTTGTTGTCCTAAAACCTGCTTGGCGTAGTTCTAGTTTAAGTTGATCCTTATCTAAGGTGCATGCTTTTCCGTTGATGAAAGTATAGAAAGCTTTACCTGTAAACCAATATTTATCTACTAGATGGTCTAGTTTTGCATTCTCATATTCATCTACAAAAGCTTGCCCAAATATTTCTTTCCAAGTTAAGAACCCTTTACCTGCTCTATCTGAGTAACATACCATACCATCTAGAGTCACCTGACAACCGTCTCTTTCTATACCATCATCTATCCAGAACAATGGCCCCCTATCCCCTACATTAAATCCTGAAGTCCACCTACCTTTGTATTTCTCGTCCTCACGTACTTTTTTTTCAATAACCTCTAGTGGGATACTTAAAGCAGTCGGAGCTTGTGGTGGGTGTTTGATACTAGTTTTTATTAATAGCTTTTTATAAAAGTCTTTCTTTAGTCTTTTTTCAGTAACATGAATAACCTCACCTAGAAACCAATATTTAGCTGCATCCAAACAAGACTCATCGAAACCTGCAAACATACGCCTGACTCTTAACTTGTCGGCAAGTGCTTTGACAAAAGCGTTAAACATTCTGTAGTCTATCAGCAGCTTTCCTTCAAACTCCCATATAAGTCTGATACCACCAGAAGGAGTTCTAGTTATAACAGTTGGTGGGAAGGGTCCACATTTAGAAAGTACTTCTTCTACTACCTTATCCCAATCAGGGTCAATGTTATCATACTCAACAACGAAGCCATACATTGCTTCTACTTTGTTACCACCCCTTTTTGATATTCTTGTAGAGGCTATCGTACCTTCATTCAAAGAGTAGAATACATAGTCCGTGTCTGGGTGGTTCATCCACGCCCTACGTTTTTCTTTATCTGTAAACTTCTTCGGGGTTTTATTAAATGTTGTAAGTGTCTCGCAAGTGTTAGTATGGTGGTCTGATAGGTTTTTTAAGTATCTATAATGGTGCATGTTATTTCTCGTATTTATCCAGAACTTTACCTTCGGCATCTAGGGGGATATCGGGTAACCACTCTGGTGGGGTTCTCATTTCTTCTATGACAAGATCCAAAGTTTTCTCTGCATCTTCCTCATCCACTTCTATGACAACTTCGTCATGTACGTGAAAAATAATTTCCATCCCTCTATTTTCGAGGCGGGTGAGTATATCAGAAAATATGTCTCGTGCAAGTGCTTGAGATGCATTTTCTGTTAAAAGTCCTCCGTATAGCTTTACAGGAATCTTTTTAGCTCCTTTAGCAATCAACGCTATGTAGTTCCTCCTACCAAATTGCATGGCAGTTTGTATCTTACCGTAGTCCAAACTACGTCCAGAGGGCAATTCAATACTAAAATCATCTCCTAATGAGTATGCTACGTGTAACTTCCTTTGCAAGTTGTTCCAAAGAGACACAACTCGTTTCATTTTTGTTCTATATAGCTTTACAGCCTTGACAGCTTCTTCTTCATCCATACCCGATATCAAAGCAAACTTACCTGCTGATACAGAATAACCACAACCAAGTACCATAGTTTTAACTAGATGCCTTAGTGAAGGGTCTTCTTCTTTTAGCACCCCTTTTGATTTATCCCATTTATCGAACCTGATAGCAAAGGCTTCGTAGATATCGTCACTTGCTTTTATTTCATCTAAAGAGTCTTGATCTTCCGCTAACCAACACAAAGTCCTAACTTCAATTTGAGATAAGTCTACAACGACTAGCTTTCTACCTTTCTTTGGCGATATTAAACTACGTAAGTTGACTCCAAACATTTCTCCTCTAGGAAGGTTCTGTAGATTTAAGTTACCACCACTACCACTAAACCTACCTGTATGCGCTCCATGATATAAGATACCTCCGTAGTATCTTTTATCACCCATTGTAGCATACTCAAAAGCTTCTAACTTTCTTTTAAGTGAGTTGATCCTTCTGTAATCACGTACCGCAGAAATCCATTTATACTTACCCTCATTTTCTTTTATCCACTTATTAGCATCTTCATCTGTAAGGGCTAAACTTGCAGGAGGTTTGAGTCCTTCTTTTTTACACTCATCATTAAAAGCTTGCCTAGACAGTATGGGTTTTTCGTCTATCCAAGGTATAGAGTTTTCTGCTTCAAAAAGTCTTTCGTTAATAGTTACTAAAGATTTTTTAAGTAGTTCAGTGTTAATTGGGATGCCTCTTTGTACGCACCTCCTGTTCATCAAACTAATATCCCTCTCCATTTGAGGCCAATCACCTTCCAAGTCTTGCCATAATTTTAAACAAAGTTCTGAGTCCTTCAGAGCATACTCATCAACTTCGTCTTGAAACTCTTTAGTCATGTCCTCCCATCGTTTACCTGACATGTTATCCCTTGTAGATTTATCGACTTCTAAATTGTACAGGGTGGTGGTAGCTCCCTTCAAAGATCTAGGTAATCCAGAATATGCTGCTAAGTCTGCGGTACACACCCATTCAGCATATTCATATTTTTTCCACCACCCTTTATCAACTCCATACAAATAAAGTGTTTCATCAAATTGTGCATTGTGTGATAGGACTCTGTTATTTTCTATAACACTCCAATCAAATTCTTCTTTGGGACACCCCACGAAGCTTGTCCCTTCATCTCCTACAGCACTAACTCTGTAGGCATCAAAGTCGGTATGGCTGAAGTAGCCTAGTAATCCAAGAAATTTTACCGAACAATCTTTGTCGTAATAACTTTCAAAATCAATAGCGATTGTATTCATAATTTGCGATGAGTTGCCCACCTACGTGAAAACCTAGAACACGTAGGTGGACTCCCCCATTTCGTATTGCGGAACTCCTACCGCTTGACGAGATTTATATTAGTTCAGGCTGAGATGCCTTTAGCTCCTTTAAGGTTTTGATCTGAGCTTCAAAAGCTTCAGTTGTTGCTATCATCTTAGTATCAGAGGAGTTTAAGTCTTCTATTTTAGAAGAAATTTCTTCTCTAATTTGGCTTACATGCTTAAGTTCACTTTCAAGATGTGCTATCTTTATATCTAGATCAGTATTACTCATAATTAAGAAGGGATAATTCTAGATACAAAATCAACAACTTGTGGATCGGTATCAACCTTAGTTACAGTCATTTGTGGTATGTACCAACTGACTCTGTTAGCTGTAGCTTGATCAGCCTGAAACTTCCAGTGTTTTGCACACAGTGGAGCATCTGGATTCATCGCTTGAAATAGTCCAAGTCTCTTGAACGTATTTCGGTATGCTGCTTTACGTACATGGATTTTACCCATCGCATAAGAGGTTTCTCCTATGGGGAAAGGGAATGCGTCGGCAGCGTCCTCTCCAACATCCTCTGGTTCAGGGATGAGAAGTGTCACATCAGCAAACTCAATCGTACCGAAGTCCGAATCCTCTGCTATTGCTTGTTTCTCATCTGCGGTGTAAGCAACTCTTGCTACTTCGTTTGAACCAAAAGGTACGTTTTCTGCCCACCCTTTTACTGCTGTGATTGGGATAACTGAAAGTGATCCTCCTGTTGGCATAATAGTGTGGGTTCTATTGATAACGAGCGCACCCTCGTCACCATCGATTTCCGAAGATCCTTGTATAACATTGAGTCTTGGAATCTCGATATCTTCTGCTGATATCGCAAGCCTTGGAGCAGCTACTGGAGCTGCGAGTTCTTCTTTTTTTGCTTCTACTAGTTTAGTTTTGGGCATGGTCTTAGTTTTGGTCTTGGTCTTAGTTTTATTTTAGTTTTAAGAAAGGGTAAACCTTTCCTCTGACGTTTCTATAATGCCATTGTTTTCAACAGCGTCAAGAAAAGATCTTGATTTTTCTCCTTTTTCTCCTTTAGGAGCATTATCCCCCACAGCATTAGCTATTTTTTTAAGGGGGATACTAATCAAATTAAGTAAATCTTCTTGTTCTAAATCGTACTCTTTTGCTATCTCTACGAGTTTTATGTTGTCAGTACACTTACGAGTGGCTCCCATAGATTTAAGTTTTAAGTTCTGAAACTCCATTCCATCTTTAGCTAGAGCAACAGCTTTTTCTTTTACCCTCTTTGCCCAATTCTCTACAACTTTAGCTACGACGTAAAGGTGTTCTACTGTCTTAGGGTCGTTAGGATCTTCTATGTTTTCTTTAGGTAAATTATCTCCTGATATACGTTGTACTATTTCAACTGCTAAACCACCAAGCGAAGGACAATACTCTTCGTGTTTACAAAATCGGCAGTTAACCGAAGGAGAAAGTGCGTCTGCTTCTGGGAAACCACCATCCCATTGAGGGCGCACTTTCTCCCCATTTCGTATTACGTCGGCTAGTTGCTTAACCAATAAGGGCAATTCCTCTCGTGTAAATGTTCCTTCCAGTACTTCATTGCGTACAGGTATATAGAACACAAAAGTGATTTCATCAAGCTCTGGATATTTTTGAAAAGCTCCGACCGTGTAAGCCCTTGCTTGCCAGTTACTTCTAGGTGGATCTATTTCACTGACCCCTGTTTTGTAATCTGCTAATATAGCTTTGTTACCAAAGGTAAGTAGTCTATCACAAGTTCCCCACGTATTTGTAGAGTCAAGATCAACATCTAGAAGGATCTCATTCTCTTCCTTGTACTCCTGCCCTTTAGCATAATTCTTGGTATACTCATCCTCTTGCTTGACGATTGCTTCATAGATCATGACTTCGTCTTCATCGTGCAGGGCAGAGGGATCACGAACTTCTAAGGCTTCGTGGATACGAGTACCTTTTTCAGCAGCAGCGTTTGTACCTGATCGACCTTCGTAGCCAGAACAACCTGCTACGTACTTGAGACTTGATGGTGAGAAAGGAGCGTGTCCTCTGCTGCTATGATCGGGTGTATTAGACTCCATGTAGTTCAGTTAGGTTATTTATTTTTCTTTCTATTGAGTCTATGACATTTTCTTCTATAGACCCTGAAGTAACTAAAACTTTTTGTATAGCGTCCGACTTTGCACCATTACGGTGAATGCGTCCTAAAGTTTGGAGGTAGTCTTTAGCATTGAAAGAAGGGCAGATCAAACTAACTCTTGGTCTATCCCCATTACAATCATGTAATGATAGTCCAGTACCCCCTGCTGCAATGTTAGCAACCACAATAGTTGATTCATCATTTTGAAATTCGTCTACGATTGCTTGTCGTTCTTCTACTGTTTGACCTCCCTCAATAGATTTGCATTTCAGTTGCTCACATAGTGTTACTACAGTGTCTCTGAAGTTAACAAACAACACTACAGAGTTACCTTGTTCTTCTAAGTCTTGTGCGTATGTAACTAAGTCAGGGACTTTCATCGCTTCTGTTAGTTGTCTTGCACGTAGGATGTTAACGATCACATGGTCACTATTCCCAACAGAACCATTCTCGATAAGTTCTGTTATTATTTGTGGTGTTAGACCTAACTTTTCATAAGTCTTTATAATCTTATTAGAATCAGCAAATTGCATAGGCTCTATGAAAACTCTGTTATTTCTGAATGAATCAGGGAAATCCGCTACAGTTAACTTAGCCCCCATAACCCCATAGATCTTTTCGTGTATCTTTTTGAGGTTACTCTTTGATCCTAAGTGCCAACCATTCCACTCATCTTGGTAACACCCATTAGCTTTCATCCAACTGAACCAGTTATATAAACCGTTTTCTGTTTTAGCTAGGCTGTGTAGTCCCAACATATACCCAATAGACCTCATCTCTGTAGGATCTTCACACGCTGTTGCTGACATCCCATGCACTAGAAAACCTTGTTTAACTAGGCTTATAATAAGCTGTGCATTTTGTGTGTATGGGCCTTTACATTTATGTATCTCATCTACTAAGAACAAAGTGTTTTTAGGGACTTTCCAGTTCATTATCTTCTTACCCCTCTTAGACATATGTGGGGTATTACCAGTCCTTACCTTTTCAAAATTAAGTACGAATATAGGATCAATACCTACTTCTTTTAGCTCCCTTTCCCATGAAGGGATCACTGCTTTAGGACACATAACAGCTACAGGGCGTTCTAACCGCAAAGCTAAATGTGCTGCAACTACTGTTTTTCCAGTACCAACAGAGCTAGAATCTAGGGTATTTTTATTTTCTCTTAGCTTTTCTTCAAAGAAGTCAGCCACTTTGGACTGAGCGGGGAATAGGTTTTTCATTTAGGACATAGTAAAAGAACTTGAATTGAAGGCAAGAAAAACTTTCTACAATTTATCATACCCTACTAAAGCATGACCTTTCCGTATGTATCTAGCTATTAGAAAAGCGTCTATCATACCATCGTGAGGTTTAGAACAGCGTTTACTTTTCAACCAACATTCTTCAGGAGCTAACATATTAGCCACTCCTAATGCAGCTTTCTTTGTATCATATGGCGGAGCCAAGTGACCTAACATAGCTTTTTGCCAGTTACGTACTTTAACGCATTGCACATCCCACTGCCTACTCTCAGCTAGTCCTAACAATTTACCAAATGATATTGCCATAGACCTAACAGCCTGTGAACTCTTTGCATGGTGTAGGGGTTCTTCGATAGCAAATATAAACTCTGACTCAAGTGCCATCACCCACTCATATACTTTACGAGTATCAGTTTCTCGTTTCTTACAACGATGGAGTGTAGGCATCACTGTCTTATCAATGACAGCTCCTGTTGTTTTTGATATGGCGACTAACCCACCGTTGAGTCCGTTATCAACTCCTATAATCACAATGTTCTATGGCTTTAGCAGAAAGTATTATACCGTCTCCTTCTTCTGGTATTAAAGCATCTATGTTTGGGACAAGCATCTGTATATAAAATACTTCTCTTGCTGAGTTAGGTATAACTCTGTAGTAAGTACCCGCCCTACGTTCTACAATATAGGTAAAGTCTTTACCCATTTCCTTTCGTACCATGACACAGGGATTTTCTACAGGTTCCCTGTCTTCAAACATTACTCCGATAGATCGTCTAAGAAACATGGTGTACCCTCCCAAAAGTTTGTTTGTAGGTATTCATATTCATACCTTTCATAAGCTTGTTGCTTTGTAAGGTTATAATTTTTTTGTAGTAAATCTATTGTCATTTGCTTTGAGTAACAAGCAACAGGTGGTCTGCCATACTGTTCTACTGTGCCTATGTAAGCATCTTCTAAACCACTAAATAAGAGGACAGGCTTGTCTATATCTTCTTTTGTTTCAGGATTTATCATCGTCTGGCTCAACATCTATTATTTTATCTTTGTTTATTTTGACAGCTCCATCACCACGATCTGCCTTTGCATTATTTAAAATACTAATATCTATCTGCAACTTACCTGAACCCCCTGCTGTACGTGCGTTTAATCCTAAGTTCCTACGTATTAACTGATCTAGCTCAGACAGTTCTTTAACTGTACGTGGCCCTCTAAGGTTTTTAATACTGTCCCGCAGAAGTTTGATAGCAGAAGCAGCTACATAAGATTGATACTTCTCTGCTGGAGATGACTGCGATTGTGCGATCTCCATAAGTTTCTTGTCTTCATCTATACGAGCTTCCAGTTTAGCTTCTTTTATAGCCTCATCTGTTTTACCTTCTAGGTTATCATCAAGTGATGCTTGTAAAGGGTCTTTGTTTTCTTTTACTTCTTCATCTTCTTTTAAAGATGGGTTGTTTGCATGTGGGTCTTTCTTTGGTTTTGCACCCTCATCCCTTAACCATCTACGGAGTGTAGAGACATTGATTCCTAACTCCTTCGCAATAGTAACAAGTTTATATTGCTGCTCGTACATTTCGAGAGCATGTTTAAGCAGCTTAGATTTTTTAGATTTATAAGCCAAAGCACTTAATATATACTATATATTTACATAGCTTTCAAATTAAATGACGCAGACCTTACGGATATATGAACCACGGATAGATGAAAAGACATCTAAAATGGATGTGGGTGGGATGAGTATTGATGCAACAAACACAGTGACAGGTTTGTTGTATGGGTTGGCTAACCACAAAAGTAATAAGGCAAGAGAGTATTACTTCTGGAGGTTATGTGATGAACTATGGAACCATGAAGAACTCCCTGAACCTCTGATGGTTAAGCATCCTTGGGCAGAAAGTATGATACAAGCTGTTATACAAAATAAGTATGTGTCTATTGGTGGTGCTGCATCATCTGGTAAGTCACACACTATGGCTGCATGGGGAATCCTGAACTGGTTAGCTGCTCCAAGAGATACTCTTGTTCTACTAACATCGACTACGTTACGTGAAGCGAGAAAAAGAATATGGGGTTCTGTCATCAGTTTACTAACAGTGTTAGAAGGCGCACCATTTAAGATAAGAGATTCTATTGGTAACGTCGCTTATGTAAATGAGAATGGAACTCTGATAGAGAAAGCGGGTTTGAGTTTGATTGCAGCGGAGCGTAGTAAGACTAGAGAAGCTGTTGGTAAGTTTATCGGTATCAAACAAAAGAATGTTATCTTAATTGCAGACGAGCTTTCAGAACTATCAACAGCAATACTACAAGCAGGTCTATCTAACTTATCGAAAAACCCATCATTTAGTTTGGTTGGGTTATCAAACCCTGCTTCTCGTTGGGATGCTTTTGGTGAGTGGAGTGAACCAGCACAAGGCTGGGATTCTATTGATCCTAACATAGATGAAACTTGGAAAACAAAATGGGGTGGTCTTTACAAAAGATATGATGGGGAAAGATCCCCTAACATAATTGCTGGTGAAACAGTGTTCCCTTGGTTGCCTACAGAAGAAAAGATAGAGGAAGACAAAGCACTGCTGGGTCAAGAGAGTAGGGGGTACTACCGAATGGTACGTGCTGTATTCTTTGATTCTGATGAAACCGATGGAGTTTACACAGATGCTGAATTAGTTAAGTCAGGTGCTATGGGTAGTATAGAATGGGAGGGAACCCCCACACCTATTGCTGGCTGTGACCCTGCCTTTACTAACGGAGGTGATAGAACAATCCTTTATACTGGCCATGTTGGTTATGATAAATCTGGTCAGTTTGTTTGCCAGCTAGGTGAAGCGATAGCTCTTACTGACGATGCCACCAACAAAGCCGTCCCCCGATCTTATCAGATTGTTCAGCAGATAAAGGACGAGTGCAACAAGAGGAAGATACTCCCAGCCAATTTAGGAATCGACTCCACAGGTGCGGGTAGTCCTTTGGCTGATATTCTCGCTGCTGAGTTTGGTGATGATATTCTTCGTGTTTCATTCGGTGGAAAAGCATCTGACAAGCGAGTCAGTACTAATAGTAAACTGGTAGGTAATGAACTGTATGTCAATCGAGTTACTGAACTTTGGTTTGTGGGTAAGGAATTCTGTAGAACTAACCAGTTATTTGGGATTACTAATGAGTTAGCCCAAGAAGTTGTAGGTCGTAAGTACGATATGGTCAAAGGTTCTACCCTTAGAATGAAGCTAGAATCCAAGCCAGATTATAAGAATCGGTTAGGAAAATCTCCTGACTTAGCTGATGCTGCCTTTATTTGCATCGATGTCGCAAGGCAACGTCACGGTCTTGTAGCTGTAGAGCCTCTTGATTTAGGAAACAAGACTCAGGGATCAAGGCGCAGAAGGTCTATAAAACAGCTTACAGGCGTACTAACAAATCAACCTTTAGGTTAGATTTGAGCGGTTGCGATTAACTGAAAAAGCAGTAAATTTATAGGATATGGCTACTAAGGATTCTTCTACTTTTTATCCAGTGCTGGATATAGGGCAAGGTTTGAAAGTACCAGATTTTTCAAAAATACCTAAAAAAGATTGGAAGAGAGTCGTAGACGATTTAAACAAAAAACGAGAAGAAAAGTATAAGAACCTACCGACACAAGTTTTAAGTTCTCCTAATGCAAACCTTAGAGCAGGGATAGACTATAAAGCACCAGAAAAACCAGACAAAAAAGAACTAGCTAAAAAATTTGCTGACTCAAAACGAAAAGAAACCATGATGATGGTAGAGGCTGCGTCCCTTCCATTTACTTTTTCAGGGTTGCCATTAAAAGCTGCTGGGAAGCAAGTAATAAAACAAAAAGATAATATGATAAATCTAATTAGAAATCTAACAAAAGCGAAAAGCGGAGCCTCAAAGGTTCCTAAGACAGCACCTAAGACAATGGCTCCAGCACCTCAAATAGTTAAGGGAGGTGGAAAACCACAAGAAACACTTACTGAACTTGAAAAAATAGCCAAACAAAAAGGAGTTACTAAACAAGAAGCTGCTACAGGAACGTCTAAAAAAATAAAAGAGTTAAGGGAGAAAAAAGTAGCTCTAAATAAGAAGTTAGCAGAAGATAAAAAGAAACAAGCTAGAGAAGCAGCCGATAAAGCAAAAAGTTTAGGTGAACCTAAACCACAACCCCCTACTAAAAAAGCCACCAATGAGCAAATCAATAAAGGTAGGATGGCTGCGTATGAAAAAGAGTTGAAAGAAGTACGAGCAGTTAGGAAAAAAATTGTAGAGCAAAATAAGTATAACGCAAAAGTTTTAGATGAAGCTCAAAAAAATTATAAAACTAAAATACTACCTAACTACAAAAATAAAGTACTGCCTCAGTATAAAAAAGATTTAGCAGCTTACAACAAACGTAAGGCTGACATGGAAGCTTATAAGAAAGCAGTCAAAGAAAATGAATCTAAAGGTATATTTACTAATGAGCTTAAAAGGCCAGCACCAGTTGGTAAACCACCAAAAGAGCCTAAGCCTCCTACCCCTCCAGCTTTAGGTAGTCAACAACTACCAGACTTACCTAGAAAGCCTGATCTGTTACCACCAACACCAAAAGCAAAACCAAAAGAGGTGAAAACACAAGAGGTGAAAACACAAGAGGGTAGACCACAAACCCCTATGAATGAAGGGAAGCAACCTACCAAAGTGGATACTACTAAAGGGGGTACTACTAAAGCGGATACTAAAACAGATACAACTAAAGCGAGTACTACTAAAGCGGAGACTACTAAAACAGACACAACTAAAACAGACACAACTAAAACGGAGCCATCTAAAACTACCGCACAAACAGATGAGGTAGCTGCAACAACTAAAGAGGGTACTGGTGGTCTAACACAAGAACAGATGAATAGATTCTTCCCACCTGCTCCTCTTAGAGAGGCAACCGAAGAAGTTGCTGAAGGGGTAGGAAAGAGATCATTTAACCCAGCTACAAACGAAGGGTTTGGTAATATAGCTAAAGAGGTAGGGGAAGTATCTGCTAAAGTAGGGGGTAAAGTAAAAGAGGGAACCAAGGCAGCTTCCGATGTTGCATTTAAAAAAGTGTTACCTACAACAGTAGTCTTAGGTGGTGGAGGACTTGGAGCTACTGGTTATATGTTAGGGCGTGGTGGTGATGATGAAACACCCAAACCAAAAGAGGGTGAACCACCTAAACCAAAAGATATTGCATCTAATAAACAAAAAGATAAAAAACCTTCTGACACTGTTGTCATAGGAACAACTGATGCTAAACAAACGATTGATACAGACATACCTTTAAAAGACACTGAGCTTTCTAAAAAGAAAAAGTCTATGCCTATGAGTGACTTTTTAAAGCTCGCTAGGAAAACTGCAAATAAGGCTGCTAAAGTAGCTGCTTCTGAATCTAAAGATAAACTAGATCCTACTAGATTTAATAATCTTGATGAAGTACCTACTGACGATCCTAATGAAGGTAAGGCTGTTGCTGGTGGTGTAGGTACAGGTGCAGGTACAGGTACGGGTACAGATGCTATGAGTTTCCGACAAGCTATGGACATAGCTAGTGAAACAAAAGAAAGAGAAATGCTTCAAAACTTAGGAGGCACTACTCCTACAGGGTTGGATTATCTTAGATCTGCTCCAGAAGTAGAAGCCCAAAATGTTGTTCGTAGAGAACTTATGGAGAGAGAAAGAAAAAGAAGAAAGCAAAGAGTAGCTTAAAATGGGAACTAAAGATTTTACATCACGATCTCGTCAGTCAATTAGGCGTGTCGGCCCTGATTCTAGTAGAACTAGAAAGGTTCTAGAAGAGGTAGCACCCTTTAGCCAAAAGGCTGCTGATATATTAGCTGTTCAATTTGCTAATGAAAAACTTTCTGAGTCAGGTGTTGATAGCCCTTTACAACAAAAGGCAAGGGATAACTTTAAACAAGCGTTAGCTGTAGGCGAGCAAGTAGCAATGCAGGGAGACTTTGATCCTGTTAATGCGATTGCCCCTGTAAAAATGCAGAACTTTGGAGCTAACCTTCCTTTCGACCAAAGGATAGATTTGATTAATCGTTTTGCACCTCAAGCAAGGCAGCAAAGAGTAAACAACTTAAAAGAGCATAAACTGTTTTTTGATTTAAAAGAGGCACAAAGAAAAGCCAAAGTATTTCAAGAAGCAGATGCTGTTAAGATTCAAGTACAACAAAGGCTTGCTAATATAGATCCATTAGCAAAACCTCAAGAGCAGCTTGATAGCATGGTGGATATTATTACAAAGTCACCTGAAGCGTTGGGAGATCCTAGATTAGCACAGTCGATAAAGTTTAAGTGGGACGATACTTTCAATAGAGTTAACAAAGCTGAAAGTAGAAAGTATGCTAGAAAACAAACAGAGTTAAATTTAGCACTCGCAGCAGCCAAGGCAGGAGATAAAAATCTTGTGCTTTCTATATTTAAAAAAGGTAAGAAAGGTCAGGAAGGACTAAGTAAATTAGGGCAGACTGCTGTAGGATTGGCAGAAGCTACTCAGTCTAAGCAACAAAGTGAAGTTTTAGGTAAGACTAATGAATCTATTTTAAATGAATTAGAACAGTCAGGAACTACTTATGATCAGCTACTTACAATAGAGCCAATGATATCTGGTACTTTAGATGGCAGTCAAAAGTTTCGTTTTGATATTATCAAAAAATTAAAAGAGAAAAAAGCTAACGGAGAAATTGTAGATGATAAAATAAATGAACTCCAAGTCCGTAGTACTTCATTAGCTAGTATACCTAAAGAGGCAGTAAATGAAACTATAATTAAATCTTTCTTAGATGTTTTATTTGATGCTTTCCAAACATCGCAGGTCGGAGGAGCAAAAAATATAGTAAGTTTATTCCCCAACGATTTTAAGTTTATGGGAATTACTAATAAAGATGTAGCACTCACTGAAGAAGATTTAAGAAAAAAGATAACTAATAGTATAAGCGTGAGTGATCCAGAACAGGCTGTCGCTAATTATAAAACTTTTGCGAATGTTATCCAACAACTTTTACTTAATAAACAAGACGACGAAACTCTTGAACAAAAAGTTAATAGGTTCAAAGGTAAACTTCCTGAATAACCTTAGTGTAAAAACTAACTAACATAACCCGAACTGCTGTGACAGAAGATATTAATGAACTAACAGGGAGATCTTTATCTCAAATTTTAAGTGCTGGTGGTGCATCAGCGAATGATAATTCACTAGACTTCGATACTTGGGATAAAACTTCTGCGGAACACATCGATAATAAAATTGATAAACTTAGGGGGTATGGAAATTATTTAAGGGAGTATGAACTAGATAGAGGATTTCTTGATGGTCAAACAGAGTATACAATCAATGAGGTTATAAAAGATAGTATAAGAAAAGTTGATCCTGATTATGAACTGCCAGCTTACGGAGGATCTGTAGATTCAGATGCAGCTATGTTAGGAATGGCTTTTGGGGAGGAGAGAAAACAAAACTACTATGATGCAATATCAAATGGTGCTTCTAGGGATGATTTTATTGACGTACTTAATGACGCTAAAACTTATCTTGTAGAAACAGACCAATTAAAATTAGCTTCTCTGCAAAGGACTAATGAAGATGGGGAAACTTACTTTGAGATTATAGGTAATGGTAACGCAGGTGAAAGAGATACAGCTATTAAAGAATCTTTAAACTTAGGTGCTTTACGTTATAGAGATCTATGGCAAACCCCTATTGGATATGGAGAAGAGTATGAGGGAGTCAATAGATTCCAAGCAGCTCGCTACGCTAAAATTCAAACTGAGCTTGCTAATTCTTCTCAAAGTAGAAACGATGAAAAGCTTTATGATGAAGTAGTTCAAGAGGCAAAAGATTACTTTGATAAAAAACCTCAAGATAGAGATGATCCAGCAGCCTTGGTAACGAAGGCACGAACCCTGCTAGGAAATAATTTTGCTAAAGGGAAAGAGGTTCCCTCTGATGTTGCAAGGAACAGGTTTCAGGATGCAGAGATTATTGATGTACTAGAACAAGTAGCTGTATATGACAAGTATCAAAAAGGAGAAGTTAAATATATTACTGATGACCAAAGGCTACATGAAAACATTAAGGTAACTAATAACAAGGTTGCTGTACCACACCTTAGACTGTTAACAAACAGAACTGAATTTCAATTAGCTGTCGAACAAAAAATACAAAAAGGAGATTTAACTGAAAGGCAGAAAGATTTCTTAGAAAATAACCGAAGACTTTACCTCACAAATAACTACGAAGCTTATGATGAGTTATTTAAAGGGGAGGCTTTAGGTGATAAGTGGGTAGCAGCTAAAATTGAGGGGGCACAAGCAGGTAAAGATAATGTACAAATACTAGATGACTTTCTAGATAACCCACAAGTATATAGTTCTATTGGTAATAAGTTTAGGGCTATAGCTGATTCTGTGGGGGACTCCTTTTCAGGATTAGCTTTCGTTCTTCCAGCTTTATTCGGAAATAAAAACGCTATAGATTTTCTTGTAGAACAAGAAGAGAGAAGGGTTAATAGAAGACAGGTCGCTCAAATATATGGTGATAAGTTTGGCATAGGGATGGATGTTGCAACAACATTAACCCCTGCCTTAGTTGATATTGGAGCTACTGCATTAGCAAGCTCTGCTACTTTCGGAGCAGGTGGGGTATTATATCTTGGTTCAAAGCAAGGAGCTAAGATAACAGCAAAAGGATATGTGAAAAGTATTGTAGGAACTGCCTTTCTTAGGCAGTTTGGAGAGACTGGAGAACAAGCTGCTTTACGTTTAGCTACTAAAAACAAAGTACTAAAACTATCAGAGGAGGGCGTTGTATCAAAAGGGGTTGCTGATGCTATTGATTCGTACAATAACATGATAGCTAACAAGACGATAGTCAATCGAGTACAGAACTCAGCTATATTTGTAACTTCGGCAAACAGATCAGCAGGTAGTACTTATGCTACTGTATACAGTAATCTTGATGGTGACCACGCAGAAAAACATGATAAGGCTTTAGGAGCTGCTTTAATGGCAGGTGCAGCTACAGGATTAATAACAACTGGTTTTAGTGCTATAGGAAAAGGTGGTTTTGAAAATGCTTTGTTAAGAGGACTAACTTTTAACCAACAGAAGTTTGCTTTGGAAAGATTATCAAGATCAAAGCTGACGAGGCTAGATGCTGAAAACCTTATAAGAGAAACTGTTGGTACTAGGATTAAAGAAATAACAAGGACTGGTTTTGGTGACCTATACCAAAGATTTGTTAAAGCTGGTACAGAAGAATTTGTTGAAGAGGCTATAGATGAATTTGTAAATAGCTTCATTGTAGATGCTGCACTAGATAGGAACACACCAATGATTGAAAAAATTAGTGGTTCTTTATACGCTGGTCTGATTGGAGGAATCATAGGTCAGGGTGCATCAGCAGCTCGTGCTATAAAAGATAGAAGAGATTCCGCAGTTGTAGGTCAACTAGCTGAATTTCAAAAGCAGGAAGAAACTAAAATCATTGAAGCTTTAAGAAAAAATAAATCTCCAATAACGGCTGCTTTGGTAGAGGATCGTGTACGATCTTTACTTAGAGGGCCAGCAGGGACAGCGATATCACCAGAAGATGAAGTCGCTGTGCAAGAAGCGAGAGCTGAACTAAAGGGCGTAAATCCTGATGAGATATATGTAGGAGATGAAGGAGTTGAAATTTCTTCTGAGAGAATGGAGCAGTTGATTCCAGAAGTCGATGTTGCTCAGATGGCATCTAATCTAGAAAATTTAAAGTCAGCCCAAGAGACAGAAGTTATTGAAGAAGCATTAAACACAGAGAGTTCAACTATAGACGACGAAGAATTTATTAATACAAATGCGATCAAGATTTCTGTACGCCAAGATAAAAATCTTGAGGCTACTGAAGATAAAGTATTTACGTTTGCTAATGAAGAAGAATTAAATAAGGAAATAAAAAACTTAGAAGAACAATTAATCCCATATCGAGATTGGGCAAGAACACAAGAAGCCAAAGACAAAT